GATTATTATTTCCAACTACATGAAAACTATAATTCCACTCATTTTTTTTAATTATAAAACCTTTAAATCCTTTACTTATTTTTTCATTCCATTTAGGATGTTGTTTAAAATAATTGTATAAAACATCCATATTCAATATTGTATCTTTTGGAAGCTCTTTAAATAATTTTTTTATTTCATTTTTCATAATTCTATGCATTTGGATTTTCAATTAATCTTGTTATTTCATCGTATGTCATTTCTTCATAATCATTTTCAGATAAATGTTCAACAAAAATAAATTTGTATTTATTATATTTATTTTCTGTTATTTTAACTACTTTTTTATTAATAATATAATTACCAAATAATTCGCAATACATTTCAATAGAAATAACATCGCCTACTTCATATTGAAACTCATAACTCATCGGATTTGCCTTAATATCCGTAAGGTCTATTAAAAATTGTTTCATTGTTCTATTTGTTTTAAATATTTATAAATTGTTTGTCTTGAAATTCCTAATAATTCAGCTACTTTACTACGGTTAAAATCAGGATCATTTTGATAAATAGCTTTTAACTTTTCTATTGTTGTATCTGCTTTTTTCATAGCTGTTTTTAACTCTAAAGTTTCAGTACTATCTAGTTTAACTTTCTTTGCATTATTTACAAAGTAATTACTTAACTTTTCAGCTTTTAAAACAGTATCTGCGCTTATTATATCCTTTTCTTTCCACTCTTCAAAATAAGATTTAAAAACATGAATTAATAAAGCAAACCTTGGAACGTAGCTTTTTTGTTTTGGATACATGCTTTTTAAATATTGATTTTCTTCATCATTGTTTTGCTTATCTGTAATTTCATTAAATATACGTACCCATTCAGCTTTTCCCATTGCTGTAAATTTAACAGTTGTTGAAATTATTTCTCCATCTGAGCGTTTACACATTTTCTTTACATCATAGTAAAACTTTGTAATTACTTCATTATACCATTGTATTGCTTCATAATCCATTTCTTTATCTACGTAATAATCTGCTTTAGCTTCTGGATAAGCTAATAGTAACCTATCCATAAAACCGTTTTCTTTAGTTTCTTCAGTCGCAAGGTTGTTAAAAATAGTTGGCTGAATACCTCCAAGTACAGGAATAAATGGCTTGTCTACAAAAGAGCCTGCTCTACTCATACGGTTAACATTTACACTTTTACCGCTCCATGTAGATAGCCAAAATTCTAAATCTGACCCAGCTCTATACTTATTCATATCTTTTAACCACCCTGCAAGCTCGTCTTTAAAAACACCAAGCGAATTATCATTTTCTTGATGCAAATCAACTAAGGCTTCAAGCGTAATATCATTAACAATAAATTGCGTTTTTACTGGCTTATCTACTTCATAGCTTTCTCCATAAATTTCTTTTCTTTCCTTTTTACTTAATGCTTGAAATTCATCATATTTTTTACGCTCTTCTAAATACTTTTTTATTTCCTTATTATTTATTTTTTGTAATGGAAATATAATACGATCTATTGATGGCGTTTTACCTACTCCAGCTTGACCTACTAAGCTAAGCCATATTACAGCTTTTTCTTTCCATCCAGCTTTTACCTCTATATCAAATGAGTTTCCACAAATAACACTAATTAACCACAATAGAGAACAACCCATGTAGTCAACGTTCATTTGTAATTTAACTGCGCATTCTTTAATATAAAATTGTATTGGTTCTGGAAATATATCAATAGGGAATTCTGTATTTTGTATTTGTGGCTTTTCAATTATTATAGGCTCTTTTTCTTTTACTTTTACCCTATCGCCAAAACCTTGATAATATAAGTCTTTAGCACTTGCAGAAAAATCTCCATTATGATGCTTAATAGTGTAAGCATAAAAAGGACTAATTAATGTTTCTGCAGGGTAATTAGTGCCAGTTGAAAACAAATATAAACAACCGCTATCTTTGAATACATATCCACTATGTGCAGAAGTTGCTCCATGTCTTTTAATTATAGTGTATTTATTCTTATAACCTCCGTTTGGTATAAAAAAATCGTCTGGACAAATTATGTCTAAAATATCTACCTGTTCATTAAAACTTTCCCATGGGGTAACACCCTCAGAATATTCCTTTTTTGTGTTAGCTTTTATAGGCTCTTGTTTAGGCTCTTCATAGTTGTATGCTTTAGATATATTCCAAAGTATTTCCCTATCTTCATCTGTTATGTATTCAACCTCAAAGTAACTTTTATTACTTTGCTTGTTCTTTTCATAAATAAAAATATAACCACCAATTCCTCTAGTTTCAATTATAGCCTCTTTATGACCTTTTAACTTAGCTATTTTAGTATTTCCAATTACTCTTTTAGATTTGTAAAGAATATGAAAGCCACCGCTTTTTGTTTTATAAACTACAAACTTATTATCAAAATCATAAATATTTTCTCTTAAAGTTTCTAAATACTCTCTCCAAAAATCTTCTTTTTCTGAGGTAGTACTAAATACTTTCAAATCAATATCTAATACTTCTAAATCTTCAAAGCCTGTAACTATACCCCATCCTTTGACCTGAGGAAGTTTAGAGTTATAAATACAATTATCTAAACTAATTTTTTCAGATTGATACTCTTTCCATTTTCCAAAAGGCACTTTATTTTCGCCTATTGGAACTATCGAGAAATTATCTCTAAACCTTAATAATACTGTTTCTTGCATAATGTTTAATTTTTATTCATTTTTCTAATAACTCTATGTACATGTTGTCTACTTACACCTAAATCTTCTGCTAATTTTAGTCTATTAAAGTTTGGGTTTTTCTCATAATTCTCCTTGATTAAATCTGTAATCGTTAAATTACCTTTTTCTAGTTTTAGTTCTTCTTTTTTTGGTAGTTCCTCTTTAACTTTTTTCTTGTTTTCTAAAAATTTAGCATATTCAATTTGAAAATTATTTCTGTCTTTAATCTGTTCTTTCGCTGTATATAAATTAATAATATCATTAACTTCTGAAACAGTTAAATTAAACCATTCACCATCCAATCTTTTTAATGCGTATTTTTTGTGTAAAAGAGTTTCCAATTCTTTAGCGTCATCAGATTGAATAAAGCCTAAAATTTCAGCACCATAAGGAGCATAAGTTTTGAATTGATTAAATCTTTTTATTGGATTGTTGTTTGATGAATAACCAATTTTCACTGGTTCTAAGCCTACGTGCCTAAAAAAATAGACACAACCATACTGCTTTTCTTTTTCCATATTGCTCACGTTTTATAAAGAGCATTATCCCCGTTCGTCGTGAGCTACTACTAAGGGATAATGTCTTTGTTTTTAATTTTTTTGAGTTGCTCACGCTCAGATAATGCAAATATACAATTAATATTTAATATAAATACACATTTATTATAAAAATATTTATTGTCACATTTATTACAAAGTGTCAACTAAGTGTCAACCAGTGTCAACCAAGTGTCAACCTAAAAACATATATAAATATGTCATTATCAACGCTTTAAAGTTTAAGGTTTACAATTTTACAGTAAAAATCTAATTTTTCAAAAAATTTTTTATTTAATTTATTTTTTTAGTGTAAACCAGTGTAAACCTGTAAACAAAAAAAACACCCCCGAAGGAGTGTTATTTGCGTTAGATCATTTACTCAATATTTCATTTTCATTTTTAATTTTTTCAATTTCACGGTCTAAATACCAGCGAGCTTTTTTTAAATCTTGTATTTTACTGCCTTTCTTTCCTGCTCTTAAAACGTACTTTATAACGTTCCCTATGCAAAAGTTAAGATTGTACGCTTCGATTATTTTAATCGGTTCGTGTGGGTTCTCTTCGCCTCCGTAGTGGTGGGGGTGGTTAACTTGTTCTTTCATTCGTAAATGTTTAGATTGTTATTTATTAATATATCGGTTATCTGCTCGTTTATTTGTTCGTATGCCTCGTATTGTTCGGATGTTAAGTCGTCATTGTATTTTAACTGCGCTCTGACAAACTGCTTTAACTCCCAAAATGAATACTTCCACTTAGCACCGTCGAGGGCTGTTCTTAACTCCTCTTCATCATCATATATTAGTGTCGCTTTCATCTTCTAATCTTAATTTATTATTTAATTGTTCAACTATGTTTAAATCTATTGTCACCATGTTAGTAAGTGACCTACACGCGCTCTTTAATGCACCGCTAAATCTAACAAAATTCAAGTCGATTTCCAACAGCTTAACTAGTTCATTAATGACTTCGCTAACATCTAGTTTAATTAGCTCAATTGACTTATGCAAATGCGTATAAACAAGCTCATACTCTTTGTTTACGTCTTGACCGCCATTTGATAATTCGTTTAGCTTATTGTTAGCGCATTTTATAAAGCGGTTAACTATTTGCTTTTTTCGTTGTTTAAATTCCTGCTCTTCCAACTCGTCACGAATAATAATTAGCAAACCTGCTATTCTTAAAAGTCTTTCTTTTTTGTTCATAATTGTAATAATTAGCCCCCACTAATGCAGGGGCTTTAAGTTTTAAAATAATGTTAATTGTGACTGTTTGTTTATTGCTTTGTTTACATTTTTAATTGCTGTTTCGTAGTACTTATCTTTTAGTTCTATTCCTATACCTTTACGACCTAACTTAACACTTTCGTAAATCTCAGATCCAATACCTAAAAATGGAGTGAATACTGTTTCTCCTGGATTTGACCACATTTGTACACATCTACGAATAACAGATAATTGAAGTGGCGCAATGTGTTTTTCATCTCCTAAATCAGTCCCTTCACGATTATTTAATACATCCGTACGTTTAATATCAAACCAAGATTGATTTGTATAATCCTTTAATACTTCTTCATAGTGTTCAATATCGCTAGGCTCTACCCTCCAGATAGGACTCGCCCATTGTTGCCAAGTATCTAAAGGAAAGTTATCTGCGTTCTTGTTGTTAATCGGTGTCCAGTCCTCTTTTTCTCCTTCCCATTTTCTAAACACTGTACAATACTCAGGAAGTCCAACCCCAGTCAACGAACTATCTTTTCTTAATTGCTTATAAAGTAATCTTTGTGTTTTAGTTCGTTGCATTTCTAAAACAGGATCAGTCCAAATATTAATCTTTGAATGATATTTAAAACCAACCTCTTCAACAGCTCTGTGGTGATCTCCTGTAAAATCATAAAGTCCAGTATAACCATGGGACCCCTTATAAACTGCTAAATCCTTAGTATGACAAACCATTAAACGCCCAGGCTTTAATATTCTGTAAAGGTCTTTTAAAAGAAAGTTGTATTGTTTAAAAAACTCGTCGTGGCTTTCATTATTACCCATATCATGAATATAATTTGAGTAAGTAAACAGCGAACTAAAAGGAGGGCTAAATACAATTAAATCTACTGAATTGTCAGGAATACGTTTAATTTCTTGACAACTATCTCCTTTCATTAGCCAATAGTTATCTGTTTTTGTTTCTTCAAATTGGTAAGAGTTTAATAATCCAAACGCTTCACCATTGATAAATTTGTTCATTTCGTTTTGCATTTCTTCAAATTGTTTTTGTTTCTTATTAATTGATTTAACTACATTTTCCATTGTGTCTGTAGTTATCATGTAGATATTTACATCTTGTTTTTGTCCGAACCTGTACGAACGTCTAATTGCTTGATATAGCCCCTCAAAAGAAAAATCAAGAGCGCAAAATATTTGGTTTCTACAATGTTGGTAATTAAGTCCAAATTGCGCTATTTTCTTTTTTGTTACTAAAACTCTAAATTCTCCTTTAGCAAATCCGATTAACTTCTTCTTTTTAAGTTCAGGAAGTTCAGACCCATTAACAGCAACAGCGTCAGGAACTAGCTTTAATATTTCTTTTTCCTCTTCATTTTGGTTAACCCAAATAATGAAAGGTTCGTTTGTGTTATTTACTATTTTTGCAGTCTCTTCAAGCCTTGGAACTAAAGTTATTTTTAACTCTTTATTAAAAGTCGTTGCAGATACATTCGTTTCATTGAATAACTTCCCGTTATCCTTTTTTTCTACTTGTATTTCTTTTTCAATAAAGTTCAAAGATGGAAGTACGTAACCTTTACCATTAAAACCAATATCTGCAGGATTAGAAAGCATTACCGCCCATGAACTAATCCATCCATAAAAGTCCTTTTTTGCGTGACCTTTTAAACGATAGTTATTCATACCTTCATCACGTACAAACCACTTCGCCCTCATATCTTGAGCATCTAATACATTTAGAAATTCGGAATGGTTTCCTATCTCGTTAAGGTCGTTAGGTGATGGAGTTGCCGTACAAGCTAATTTATAAGGCGTTCTATAAAATTTATCAATTATTAACTTCTTATACTTTCCTGTAAATGATTTTAAAATACTACTTTCATCTAATACAACTCCAGAATAACCAGCTACATCAATATTTTTTAATTGTTCGTAATTGGTAATATCAAAACTATCTGGATTAACTCCAAACTTTTCAGCTTCTAGTTTAGTTTGTTCAACTACTGCTAAAGGCGCAAGTATTAAGACTTTCTTTTTAGTGTGATTAAATACTGCTTCGCTCCAGCTTAACTGCATTAATGTTTTCCCTAAACCACAATCGGCAAATACTGCAAATCTACCTTTCTTTAATGCTGTTTTAACTATGTATCTTTGAAAGTCAAACAGATTACTGTTTAAATCACTTTCAGAAACATCAAAGCCAGCTTCGATAAATCGCTTTTCTTTAGTTTTTAAAAATTCTTGGTAATTTTCCATAATTTTATATTTTTAATTTGTACAAATATAACAATTTTTATTTAATTACAAATTTTTTAATTTTATTAATAATATCTTCATCATTCCATTTAACCTCGATTAGTTCAATAGTTCCGTCATTTTCTTCCTTATAAATCACTGTAACATCTTCTAAGTTAATGTATTTATCCATTTCCGTAGGGACACGATTTAAAGCATAGTA